GCCTTTACCACAAGAACTCCGTACTTTCTACAGAGAACCAAAGGCTCACAGAAGCCTCCAAACGGGCCGTAGAGCGCGAATTGGAGTACCGTCGGATACTTGGTACCCGTCAGAAAGAAATCGCCTCACAGGCCCGCAAATTGGCTCAGGCAAATGCGGCCCTTTCAGAGGCCCTACAACGCAATAAATCATGGAGTGACACCGATGTACCACCCGATGTGCAAAAAGCTCTCAGTGGGCCTCCTGATGGCCTTGCTGACGGGCTGTAGCACGATTAAATACGTGCGCGAACTGCCTCCCGCCGAGTTGCTGGAGGACTGCAAGGTTACTGCTGCCGAGGTTAAGACCAACGGGCAGTTAGCCTCAGCGTACCAAGTGGCTAGGAATGACTTAGCCGTATGTAACATTGACAAGAGAAGCCTGCGAGAGTGGGCTAAGCAAGAATGACCTATGCTTCTATCGCAGTACGCAAACCCTACGCCAAGAGTGCGTCGCTCGGCGCGGTTAACGCCGCCCATACAGTAACAGTTGGTGATGCTGCTAGCCTCACCTTTGGCGTGTTTAGCGTCAACGCAGCCAGTGGCATCCAGCTAGTGGCCGAGGGGCAACTCAGCGATGCTGGCCCTTGGCTGGCTATGCACCTTATGCCAACCAACGACCTAAGTCCTGGTACACCCATCGCCATTACGCCTGCTATCAGCACCCTCCCGACTAACGGTTGGCGTGTGGATACCCAAGGCTTCATCACAGTGCGTTTGCGTGTTAGCGCTTGGACAGCAGGCAGCGTGGTAGTAGAGTCTCGTCTCAGCGACAAGCTCTATAGCTAAGACTAAGCTCCTACACAAAATGCTAAATTTGCTATAAATTTGTGTGGGGGCACCTCCAACTCTCCCCGACCCCAGTTCCCCCCAAGGGCCTGCTTGCTCTCGCGCGTACACGTGGGCGCTATGCGTAGGCGCGTACACGTAAGGCGTGCATGTAGGCGCGTACATAGGCGTGCATGCGCGTTAATGGGTAGGCGTAGGGTTAGCGTGCGGGTGGGCTATCTGTTTACTCTTATGGCTTATGGCTTCGCCCTGTATTACCGATAATGCTTTGGGATGTGCTACAATGCATGGCGAGATTAGGCTTAACGTGATACGGTACCTATATTACAGCTACAAACCAAAGGGACTAAGCTTATCGAACGTGCATCTATTGCTAGTAAGCCTACTAGAAAGCCTTGAAGCAGAGCTTCTGAAAGCCGGAAGGCCTAGAGCTAGTAGACTAAGAGCTTATAGACTAGACTGTTAGCTAGTAAGCCTATAGACTAGAGCTTATAGACTGTGCTACAATGCAGGCAAGTTAGCTACAGAGCTTACAGACTAAGCGAATAGACTAGACTAGTTGACAGATAGGTTAGTTAGTATGCTATAATGCAGACAATGCAAATAGCGCCATGCTGTAAGAGCTACTAGCAAGACTTGCTAGAGTGTTTACAGGATGGTTAAAACTGTGATACAATGCAGTTATCGGTTAACAGACGTATGCTAGTGAATGCAAGTCGTTCTGGGGTATAGTTAACAGATAAATGATAGTTGATAGTTTAAGGGTTGTATGTTACAATACAATCACTCGCAAGAGTTTGGACCTAAGTAAGTCCTAAGGTAAAACTACTAGTTGCGGTACATTGCAAAGTGTGCTACAATGCAGTTAACGTAGTCGTGATGACTACACACAGATTGGTTGAGTAGCGTATGCCTTAGGGTTGTGCTATAATGCTTATCTGTGAAGACGGCTTTGATGTGTAGGTGTAATAGTGGCTAAACCGATAATGCCATGTTGCCTCACTATGCCCGAGGGATGTACGTAGGGTGGATTGTGTGTACATACACATCACTTACGGGTTGAACGCACACTGTGGCTGAAAGGTTACAGTTACGTCTAGTTGATTCTAGGCAAAGTTGCACTATGCTCGTAAGGTTTATGTGTGGGGGTTTGCACAGAATACCTAGTAGGGCTTACAGTATTTGATTAAAAGTTGTATCTGTAAGCGTTACATGGTTATACACTAGGCTAAGGGTCGAACTACGTATAGGATAGACAAAGCTCTATCTGTAAGCGCACCTAATCCGAATAATCGTACCCACTTATGATGGCGGGTCGTTAGGTGTGCTTTCAGCTAGGGCTTTCCTAGTTCTACAAGGAACAATCATGGAATTGAAAGTATTGAACAAGAAGATTGCCGCGCTCAAGAAGTCTAACGCTAAGGTGCGTGATGACATTCAAGCTCTCGGCTTGGTTTGCTTGCAACACATCGAACAGCACGGGGATGTTACGCCCTTGAACAATCTGTACGATGCGCTCATCAAGACGCAGCATCAAGCGTTTGCTGAGTGGGCTTTCTCTTTCGGCAAAGTGTCGAAGAACACAAACAAGAAAACAATGGAGGCAATGCCATTGGCTTATGACAAGTCCAAGAAGACTGACATCGAGGCTGCTACGGCCAAGCCTTGGTTTGACTTTGCGGATGACAAGGCCAAAGCTACGGCCAAGGCTTTTGACTTCCAGCAAGCTGTGATGTCGTTGCTCAAGAAGGCCGCTGCTGCTGGTCACGATCATTCGCAATTAGTGCAAGTTGCGGCCATCGCTGGTATTAAGCCTGAGAAGGTGCCAGCCACTGTTATGACTGCCGAACAGGTAGCAGAGCAAGTGGGTGACGCCCTTGTTTAAGCTCATTGTAGGTAACGAGGAATACGCCTTTGATGTGCCTCAGTGGGCCTACTGGCCCTTACGGTAAAGCCTACCAGATTGCCCTACGTGTAGGGCTTTCTAGTGTGCTCTTACTACTAATGTGAGTTACCACCTCGATTGATACCCGTCAGCGTATCCGCTGCGTCTTGCTAGTTTGTCGGGTAGCGTACTAAATTGACAACTAGCGCTTGAGAACGTTCTCCTTAGCCTTGCATAGCAGGGACTAGGAGTGCGCTTTACAGCGTGTTAGCATGGCTGTCATTATGTATCCTCGTGGAGAGGGTCAATGGCACTACCTTAGCAGGTCGCTCCTGCTTTGTTAGGTCGAACAGGTAAATCAGAGCCCAGCCCATAGGGCACCTAGAGTGATCGTCTAGTGTGCCACTTGGAGTGCGCTTTTGCACTTAGCATTAGGAGTTATCTATGCAAGCAAAACCAGTAGCAGTTTACAAGGCAGCATCCTTGCTGGCTATGAATACCACGGCGGCTGTCGGAGAGCGCGTTAGTGTAGAGGTGGTAACCCACCCAGCCCAGCGCCTCAACGGTAAGCAGGTGATAACCACGCCCATTACCCGTGTCGGTGATTTCGGTGTGTTTGAGACTGAAAACACCGTGTACATTCCAGAGGAACGGCAGTTGCCGGTAGTGCAATGAGCGGCGGCTGGCGGTACCAGCGCACAAAGGATTACTTCTTGCTCGTGCTTTTTGTGCTGCTCGTCGTAGTCTCTACCTTTAGGGGCTGTGCATGAGCATCGCAAACGATCTAAAACGCCTCTCTGCGCCCCGCAAAGTGGTTGAGGCGGGGGTAGCCTTGGATGAGGCAGTTCAAGCCCGCCTGAGCCCTCCTGCGGCCTTGGCGGCGTATGTCCGTGAATGGGTGACTCGAAATATGGGGAACAATCGCTATGGCCGCTAAAATTATGGATCTTCCCTGTCCTATGCTGGGAGTTTGCCAAGGATGCTTACTATGGCCGCTAGACTTGTGACGTTAAATATAGGGTTGGCGTGCCCTACGTTTTTGATGCCTGCATCGCAGACTAAACAGACGTTGGCTTCACGTCAGCGCCTTGCTGGTCTGCTTATGCCAACCTTCATGGAAGTGCGGCAGGTTAAGCAAATCATTGTGCCCCGCCATGTATACGGCGGCGAGCCGGTGCTTGTGGTTAGCGCCATGTACGAGCCTGAAAAGTTTGACCACGAGTTGTTTGACATGTTGGTTGACATGGAACAAGACTGCTGTGCTATCCTGTGCCATGCAACTGACGAGGGTGTACTCTTCGGCCCACATGCCGACAAGTGGGGCACTTTCAATCGTGATTATTTTGTAATGTAAGGAGATTGACATGAGCTTTAAAATTGGTGACCGCGTTGTTGTTACTAACTGGTTAGGTGACAAGTGCTACGGCAAGGGCTGGGTCGGCACCGTAACAGGGCTTGGCGGGTATGTGCGGGTTTTGTTTGACAATAACCGCAATAGAGGCTACTTAGTAGATGCCAGTGAACTGTCTTTGTACTCCGAACCTAAGGCAGCAGCTATCGCTGGTGGCCTGCAACCCCACAGTGTTGACTACTGGTACCCGCTGGCTGTTGTGACCTACGCTAACGGCGACGATACCACAATCTTTGTGGAGAACCTGCAAGAGGGCAGTGTTGCTACGAAAAAAGAGGGCTCACCGTACCCCTACAAGTTTGACTCACACGATCAAGCCTTGGCTGCAATCGAAGAGGGTGGTCTAGTGTTTTCCAAGGGTCGCCCACACTACGTAGCATCGGCTGATGTGTGGGTGTTGTACAACGAGTTTAATCCGGTGCGTGTAGTGCGATTGCACAGTATGCTGCATCGTGGCTAAGTTTGTTGTTGGTCAAAAAGTTGTGGCTACTGGTTCGTACATGTACCAACTAACCGAAGGTAAAGAGTACACAGTAGTCAAATACGAAGAAGCTGTGCACACACCCACGTTCACATGGCCTGCCTACGTTACTGTTATTGGTGACCTTGGCAAACCAGTAACGGGCCATACTCACCGCTTTAAAGAATCACAATAAGGCAAAGCTAGCCTTAGCGTGTAGCTGGTCACGACGGTGACAACACTCCTAGCAGGTGTAGGTGCAGAAGCAATGATGCTTAATGCTGGACACGGCCCACCGTAACAGTAGCCTACGCTTGAGGTACCCTAGGGTGCAGCCACTTGAGCAGGCCACACGTACAGAACGTAACCTGCTCTCGTGAGTGCATCTTCGCACTCGGCAAGTAACCCTTGCTGTTAACTTAACTTAATAGGAAATCTATGACTGACTCTATCAACACCTCCGCTGCCGCTACTGCTTCCATCAAAGTGGTGCTGACCAAAGAAGAAAAGATCGCTAAGATCAAGGCAGACATTGCACGTTTGGAACTCAAGCTGTTCAACGTCGAGAACGACATCGCTGAGCCAGCCCGTGCCAAGAAGGAAGTTGTGCTGCCAGAAGTTGGCGCCACTGTGTCCTTTGTGCATGGCCGCAAGACAGCCACGACTGCGTCCAAGGTTGTCACTGGTACCGTGGTTGCGGTCAAGCCTGCCACTGTTGAAGGTGAGAAGAAGCTGCCTGCTCAGGTTAAGGTGGCTTACGGTGAGGGCTTCGCTGCTGCGTTCGCTGTGGTCTACCCTGCCCAGTTGACCGTCGTTAACGGCGAGCAGCAAGAGCAAGACGAGCAACCTGAGTCTGTGACTAGCCTGTACAACGGCACAGCCGAATAAGCTAAGGCTTAGACAGTCGGGGCTAGGCAACTGGCCCCT